GGGCAAAACCCCCTATCTGCCTGTAAAAAGGCATCCAACCGGGTGATGAACCCGGGAAGCACCCCTAGCTTTAACCCGCTAGGGTCTTGGGAGCCAAGAGCTGGTTAACGTTGCGTTAACTAAGCCTACCCTATATCCGCTTACACCACCTCTAGGGGTGATGCCTTCGGAGGGTAACCCAAGAGTACAGCTTGCTAGCTGTACAGAAGGCAACCAGTTGTCCCATGGCAGGACACTGGGCACGGGCAAGTAAGCGTGGATATACCTCGACTCCCATGAGGGGTCGGGGTCTTCACAAACGGGTTTTATCGTTAGATAGCCCCCTTCCAAATACATAGTCTCACGACTGGTCTTTGGAACACGCTTACTATAGCTCCAGTACCTCTCGTCGTCGTGTATTACAACGTCGCCGAGAGAGACAGGACCGCGGCACCTTCGGATATGACTCGGTATAGGGTCCAAAGCGCGAAGCCAAGCACGCTTAACAATGTTCCAACGAGGAACATTGTTATCGTGTGCAAGAGCCACGCGCCTAAGCCCATTAGCCAAGGAGATCCATTGTTGCGGTTCATCTGGTAAACTTTCAAGAAAGTGAGCCCTCACGGGTACACCATCGAAGAAGTCACCACCACAACTCTCCCGAAAAGGACCTTTAGCAAAGGTCTTCTTCATATTCGGTGTGAAACCGAAGAACCGGAGAGCAGCCACTACGGAACGATAGTGGATACTAGGTACTATGAGGTCGTCCCCATAGCACTTCACTTTGTCAGGGTCACCCCCTTCATTGCGAATCACGGTACGCGCCATAGTCGCGAATAGAGCAGATTCTAGCTCAAACGTGAATCCATTCCCCATTGAGGAGAACTTTTCCAGCCTGTACCATTTTCCACCTACTCGAGACATTGGAGCGCGGAGGGAGTCGAGCAATTCAAACCAGTCACGTCGCAAGACGAGTTCTGGTAAGACACGACACAAAGTGTCGCTAGCATTGCTCATATCGATCGTTGCCTGGTCATCCTTAATACTGGCTTCTCTTGCGAGACGCCGGTGGATGTGCTGACCATCTTTGAGATCGATTCCAATACGTAGTAAACGTGACTTCCATATACGCCCCACATCGAGTTGATATGCGACATTTATAGATGACTCTTTACAGCAACCCCTAAACTTTGTTCCGTCTTTGGGGACTGTAAAGAAGATGTTTCCACGTACTGTCAAAGGATCTGATTGCCAAGGGCGGTCTTTCACAAGAGCGCGTGACCAAGAGGTTTCCCCCCACATGGGGAGGAGGTCTCTGGCCTTAGCATAGATCGTTGGAGTGCTGGACATCTTGTCCGGTGTTGTTATATAGACACCAGTGTCAGCATACGTAGCGCCGCTGGAAAATCGCGGCGTTAGGTGGTCCGGCAGGTTTCCCAATACAAAACTTAGCTCTTTACGCCATTGATTGATGAAATCAACAACGGGCTCATCCTCAGGTTCAATTAAGAACTTCTCAGGAAGGAACCGACTGAGTCTCGCGTTGGTAGTGCAGTTCTGGGCCTCACAGTCCAGAAATGTCTGCACAGCTGCCGCCTCTTTGTCTACCATACTAGGTAAGTCACACTTACGCAAGATGTCCGTCACCAGACAATCCTGCCAGTATAGCTCACTGTTCGTGTAGTCCTGAGGCCTAACGCGGAGTTGTTGCAACTCCGCCCACTCACCACTCTCAACCAATAGCTTCACAGCTAAGGCGCGTGGTGTGCCCACATCTTCAGCTAGGCTGAGGATGACACGGAGAACTTGGTTATCCATGTTATGCGATCCTAGGTATTACTACTTAGGTAGCTGGCGTGGCGTCACGCATCATCGATTGGATGAGCGTGTGAGCAATCAGGTTCTTTGCGAACGCAATTGCATCAGCCTTTAGAGCTTCAGGGTAATCGTCAGGGACGGATACAGAGAAGTCAAGTTCGTACGCCGAGCCCACTTTCGTGAGTCCGGTAACCGTGTCCGTGTAGGACGACGGAATACGAAGCTTCCCTTGCATCTTCCGAGACGCGTTCCCAGTCGCACGGGCCGAAGTCGTGATGAGTGGAAAGACCGCCGAAATAGTGCCAGACTTCAGCTTCCAATTCGCTACCGAGTTATCCCCGGCAGACGGATTGTAAAGCACGAAAGTCTTGGCCACGGCTGCGCCGTCATTGATCACGATGTCAGTTGCTTGAGGCATTTTGATTTTCCATTTTGAAAGGAAGTTATAAAAGATCTTCACTTCACAGTGAAGCCGAACAGCTTGTTAAGCTTGTCGAGTTTCTGAACCATCAAGCTAGCAGCGATGACCGCTAACTCGAGATTCATCTGAGGAACTTTCCATTGGAATGAAGGGGTGGGAACACCACCTACAGTCCGCCAGCGAAGCTTCTCCTGCACATTTGAATGCGCAGACCCGATAGTCTTAAATTGGCCGGGAGCAATCCCAGCCACACAAGTGTCATCCCTCTTAGCTACGGAGAGATATGTGACAGATCCGTCCCGCAACGTCAGACCATAAAAATCCGTTAAGGAATTTATCATCTGAGCAAAGTTGCCGAACATATTTGCCACAAATGACCATGGGATTAGATCCCAGGCCACTCCAGGAAGGTTAAGGAGACCCAACCTGTTTGCCAACCATACGTTCGGATTAGTCACATCTACAATAGCACCGATTGAGACCTGGGCGAACCCAGAATCCTGCACGAGACGATCATAGGCGTAAGCCGATCCGACGTTCTTGGTTAGAACCGAAAACGCAGTCTTAGACCGCGCTTTCGTGTACCCAGGAGGCGTAGGATTGGCGAGGGTATCAAACCCCGCCTGAATGTCCTGCACCAACGGCATCCACCCAAACTCCCACTCAAGGACGTCACCGGCGCGGTTTTTAGCCACGACGCGACGCCTCTGAGCGGGGGAAAGGCGATCAGCCCGCTTAATGGCACCCGTAAGGATGTCACTAATTTTGTGGGTTCTATCCGTAATCATAGACATGGTTTGACCCATGCTACCAAACGTCACCCCTAGGGATGCGTTATGTTTACGGACCTTACCAGTAAATCTGGCAAGGGCTTCGTTCCGAAGACGAGACATAATAGGATTACTTGGAAGGTTGCTAGCAGCCCCCTCGAAAATCCCAATAGTACTGTCCCACGGAGCGCTCCAATACTGAAACCGCGGGTCATAGTAGTACTCGGTCACCTTACGGTGAACGAGTGCATACGGATTGGCCCTTAACTTGAGTTTACCACCCACCTTAACCGAGTCTGTCGACGTATCATCATGCAGAAGCATGGTGCGCGTAGACGTACCCGAGTTAGCGGTGAATTGTTGAACTTTGGTATACTGGTTTCTAGTAGTTGCCATGGCTTGATAGGCCAGGTATCCGGCCAACTTGGTTGGTTGGGCTCTAGGTCTGAGCTCAATTCCCCTAATTGCTAGGGGGCCGGAGGATCTCAGTTAAACAGGTAGCAAACCTGCACGACTTTGATCCACAACATAAGATAAGTAAGAATAGATTTAAGGGAAGTGTTTGCTATCCCCCGATCTAGCTTATCTTATAGATGCAACTCCCCCGAAGGGGAG